CCTTCAAGTTCTCGAATCTCGGAGGCAATAAAAAGACGTTGTCCGTCCGGGGTATCCTGGGACAGCTGCAAATCGGCCCCGTATATCTCCCGATAACCAGCTATCAGTTCGTCCAAGATATCAGCTAATGAATCAATGGTCATCCCGTTTTCGTCAATTTTTATCATATTGCCACCGTCAAGCCCTGCTGGGTGCCGTAGATGTCTAAATAGGTCAAGGATATTGTCAGGTTCCGCCCTTCTTGCTGCGCTGACAAAGCCGTGATTTTCTGAACCCCGGCGGTCCCCAGGGTCACACGTTCAACGTCTCGTTCGATCCGGGACCGCGTGCCTTTGTTACCCAGGAGGTGCATCCAGTCAATCCCGGCGTCCAAATCCAAGTACCAGTCAAATTTGAACGATTTCAGCCGGGTGGTGACATTTTGAGCGATTGCCTGGCTACCGGACAGCCACTGCCCCATCTGCCAGTCCCCGGATTTGTCTAGTCGCGAAACCCTCATTTATCCCCCTGTCGGTATCGGTGCGCCGGTGTTGGCCCCAGGTGCTGTTGTTGGGTGAACGTGCGTATTCAGGCTCACGCCTGTAACCGTCTTGCAATCGGCCCCCTTGACTTCCCCGGTCGCCTCAATGTTGCCGCTGGCGTCGATACTGCCACCGCTGGAAACATCCCCATCAACAGTAATCTTGCCTGTGACGACCAAATCCCCATCGAGGCGGAAGTTGCCGAACTGCTCGCTATCCCCCTGGATGGTCAAAATTTGCGGTAGTGTTATCGCCGCCTGGATGGGGTTTACCCCGACGATGGCGAAACCGTCGCTGTAATCGTGCATCCTCATTTCTGCGGGTGGTTGCTCGTCTTCATTGTCGTACCACCTATCAAAACAACGCTCGGTGAATATCAGCAGGCAGTAATCATCAACTGCCACCGGAAGGGCGACGTATGACCCGCCGCCTTGTAATGTCACTGGGGGAACTTCAATAAATACGGGCAGCTTGACAGATTCGCCGTCCACGACTCGATTGATGACAGGCTGTACGTCCAGGGTCTTTTCATTGACTTTAACGACCCGGGCCACGGTTGCAGTGTGGACGTTGCCTAGCATCTCGGCAAACAGGTCTTGAATCACCTGGTACAGGCTGTCCGTCATCGTGGAACCTCATAATTCGGGGCCTTGATGCAGACTATCAACTGATTCCAGTCGCCTCCGTCGGTGTCGCCGCTGGTGGTTAGCGCTGTAACTTTGTAGATATCGTTCAAGTCCGGGGCCATGGTCGATTCGAGCTTGACCAATCCCCCCAGCTTGATTGACGGATTAATGATCGTTGAAAAGGTCACTTCCCCACCGTCAATCTCGGGTGTCGTCAATAGCCCGGTGTCGGCATTGACCAAGGGGGCGTATCCTTCCCGGACATCGTAAGTCCCCAGAACAAAAGCGGTTTCGTTGTCGATAAAAAAGCGTTGGTCTTGGCTTATCACTGACTGCAGAACTTGCGCCGTGTTGCCTACCATGACCCTGGGGCGGATAATGTCCGGTGTTGCCGCAATGGCGCCTTTGGTTATGCCGGGCAGTGTCCCCAGGAGTGTGTCAACTGCCTGTGACTTTCCCTTGACCGTGGCTGACACGAACCCCTGCAACAAGGCCCGCCCCCCGTCCAGGACGGTCATCTCGGTTATAAAATCCGCCCCGGAACGGCTGGTCCTGGAGCGGGTGACGTTGCCTTGGAAAATCAATGACAAACCGCCCTGGTAGCCGACCTCCAGTTTTGCCGGGGTGTAGGACTTGTCTGTCTCGCGTTTGAACGGCGGGTCATTGAGGTTGCACAGCCGTATTGATAGTTCGTTGGCCTCGGACTTGATCGATTTGGTGGCAGAAAACACGCAACTAATAGGGGGACGCACCACTTTTGCGGTGCTGCCCTGACCGAACGTGAATCGATAGTCCCGGTAAAACCTCATGCCGTCATCTAACCTCCACCGTCGACTGTCGGGAACGGTTCAACATCTGTTCCCCGCAATTGTGCCGTTTCGTCGATATCGACAAAGTATAACTCGGCCCGTCCACTGGAAAAGTCCGTGGCTCGGTACGGGTCGATGCCGTCGCCATCCGGCAGGTGGCAATAAAACGAAAAAGGCCAGTTGGCTTCCATCCCGATGGGCAATCCGGCGGCGATCCGGTGGCCTTCCTGGGACCGACCCCGCCATTGCATCGACATAAACCAGGACTGGACCGCTGGCCTGAACCGCAGAAACAGCACACAGTCACCAACGGGTGTTAGCAGCGTTATCCGCTGGTTCGGGTCACTGGTTATGTTCCGGATTCTGATCATGCTCACCCTATCAAGAAATCGATTAGCGACCGGGCATTGTCTGCCCCGCTTTCGCCTGCCCCTTTCACGTCCTGCGCCCCGCCATCGACCACTGGCGACACCTGTTGCCTTGGTGTTTTGGCCGGGGCCTTGTAGAACGCCTCGATACCGACCGCTTCGGTGGTTACGGTCAGAACCTGGACAAGTTCCAGGTCGAATGACACGGATTTAGTGACGTTGTCCCGCACCAGGGACGTGCTGGTTATCGCCATATCGTCCAGGATGCCATCAACCGTATCAACCGAAATCAGGGCCTTGTCTCGATAGATGCCTTGGACAAAGTCCAAGAACTGTTGGCGGACCGGCTTCGTTTCGATGCCCTCGGTGTCACTGAACAAGTCCCGCCGCCTTTCCGCCTGCACTTCCCGGTAGAGTTCATCAATGCGGGCCATTCGCAGGGCTTCTTCTTCGAGTCTGTCGGTAAAAAACGTGGCAAAATCACCGATTGAGTCACCCAGTGTTGACCGCTCGGGTGTGGTAACGGGTGCCGGGTCAACGAATACATCCGAAACGACCCCTGAAATCGTGATTCTGTGGGGCTCATTGATGATGTGGTCGCTGGCAATCCGCCCATCCTCCAGGACTTTGGACGGGACTTGCGCAGTTCGGGTGGCAGTATCAGACACCAGGGCAAACAGTGTGAAGCCTCCGATGCCGACCCTTTCCTTGCCCTGGTTATCCATTACCGTCCCCCACGCCCGGCCATCCTCTGGGCTTGCTCTAATTGCGCCTCCAGTCCTCGTTGCACGGCCTTTCCGGCCTGCTGTGGCTCGGTGCTAGCTATTTGAATAGTAACATCTTGGTTCACGGTTGTCGAACGTGAAACTTGACTGGGGGCGGATTCAAAAATCGGCAACGACGGCATGACCGCCTCTACCGGGATTCCTGCGAGTGCTGCGGCTGTCGGGATGCCTCGGGCTGGTTGTGACAAGTCCGACTTGTCTGGATAGACGGCCTCGGTCGGGATGCCTCGGGCTGGTTGTGACAAGTCCGACTTGTCTGGCTCGGCGGCCTCGGTGCCCAACAAATTGACTGCCCAGTCTGGCAAAACCGCCCGGGCCGCATCCATGATTAGGTGACCCAGGCCCGAAAACATCGCCTTGATCCCGGCCCAAAGCCCCCGGAACATGTCTGCAATCATGTCCACTGCGGCCTGTGCAATGTCCTTAACCATGTCCCAGGCCCTGGAAAAGTCCCCAGTGAGTAATGATGTCACGAGGTCCAAGAAACCAACAAAAAAGGCGGTCATATCCTCGATTGCCCCGGACAGGGCCTCAGGTAACATTGACCTAATGATGCCTCCAATGCCCTTAATTACGCCCTTAGCCAAGGCGGCAATCCCCCGAATCACCCCACCAAACAGGGCCCCCAACCAAACCATGACGCCCCCGAGGTTGTACAACATGCCGTTCATGTCCCCTTGGAGGAATGATCCGATAAATCCAAAGAGGTGTTCGATGGTCTTAAAGAGGGCTTTCACATTTTTAATCGTCTCCCCAAGAATCGGCACTAGCGATGCGAAAATGGGGCCGAGTGCAGCGAAGACGGCCTTTCCTGCAGGAATTATCGCCGCAAACGCCTCCTTGAGTGATGTTACCAGCCCTGGCAACACCTGTTTGCCGATTGCTAGGAACCCGGATGACATGTCCTGCACCCAGGTTGCGAAGTCGTGCAAGGCTGGTCTGATATCGACACCAAATGAGTCAAAAAACTTGGCTATGACCGATTCGCCGCCCTTGAAGGCAACAATCAGATCATCAATGGCCAAGATTGCGGCAATGATCCCGATTGTCATCAGGGAAACGGGCGCAAATGCCACCTGCAGCGCAACACCGATTACGGCCAGGATTGGGGCCATTCGCTTGAGGAAGGCGACGGCTTGCTTCGCTGCTTCACCGATTTTGCCTAGCCCTTTGTCCAGCCACTGCTTGTTGTCTTTCAAAAGGTCTTGCAATGTTTGCCGTAAATCATTCATGGCTGGCAGCATCTCGATCGCTAGACGCTGGGCAACGGTCTTGGCCTGGAATTTTAAGGCGGTCAGGGACTTAGTGAATTCGTTGGCCCTCGCTGCTTGCTCGCTCGACACCAGTCCCCAGGACGTGGCCTCGGCAGTCAGTGCGGCAATCCCCCCGGCACCCTCCTTGAGTAGTCCCAGGACGGTCTTATCAATCCCCAGTTGTTGCGCCAAATTTGCCCGAGACTGTGCGTCCATCCCCTTGGACGCTTCGGCGATATCAGACAGGACATCAACGGTGGGGCGCAATTTCCCGGTGGCGTCCTTGACCACTACCCCCATCGCTTGAAACGCCGTGGCCACTTCCCCAGTGCCAAGCTGGGCGTATTTGCCCATTCGCTGACCTAATTGGTTGATTGACATGTTCAGGGCCTCGGCACTGCCCCCGGTCGATTCTGCAGCCCATTGCAGGGCCTGGAGCTGTTCGACGGTCAGACCCTGCGCCCGTGCGAAGTTGTGCGACGCTGTGACCCCGTCCAACATTTTATTTGCCCAGACGGCGGCGGCAGTGACACCCCCTAGCAGGGCGGCAGACAAAGCCCCGGCCTGTTTCAGGGCTTTTGACGCCATCTCGTTGTAATTTTTGAGCTTGCTCAGTTGGCCGGAGAAACTAAAGACGGTCACAACTTCGTTTGTCTGGACGCCCATATCACTGCCCCTTTGACGCCTGCTTGGCCGCGTGGAACTCCAGGTCCCGGGTCATGGCCTCGAATTCGACTAAATCCAGGAAGTCCGGCGTGTCTAGTGCCTCGATTTCTGCCAATGAGCCGTAACCCGCCCTGACCAAGGCCAGCGTCGTGATCTTGTCGTCATCCAGGTTGGTAAACCGGATTAGATTTTCTCCCTGGGGACGCCTGCCGATTGCGAGACGGTACGGCTGCCGACCAAAAAAGGGTATGACATCGCCCCCATCGCCGTTACCACGAATTCGACGAAATCTTGGGAGTATAGGTCCCAGTGTGTTCCCAACCGGGACAACAGCGACCCGTCGAACGTGACTAGGTTTTCGATTACCCCCATGATTTCATCGAATTTTGGTTCGTCCATGAAGGCGAAACTGTTTTCTTCGAGCTGGCCCCTAATCGAGGTAAAAAAAGCGAACACTTTCCGCCGCTCCTTGTGCCTCATGGCCGTAAAGGCATACTCACGGCCGTTGATGGTCATCTTGCCAGTCTCGTTGATTCGTTGGAGCTCTTCAATTGGTGACATTAGACCATCCTCCGCCCGACCCGCATGTTGAACTTCCATTCGCTGACATTTTCGGCGTCCTGGTTGTTCACGTCGGACCCCGGCTGTGTCGTGATTCGCACAGTGGAGAACTGCCAACTTTCGGTGGTTGGCTTGCCGTCCCGAATCATGGGGCATTTCAGCGAGCCGTCGAACACCATGATACCCGGGGCATTTCGCCACAGGTTGACCATTGCGTCATCGGGACAATTGCGCTGCAAGCGGATCGTCAGGTCGTACACGTCCCGGTCGATCCGTTCATTGATGGACATCCCGCCATCCTGGCTGATGCTGGCCTCGGACAGTGGGTTCAACGGTTCTAAGACGATTTCACTGCCCTCGGCAAATCCCGTGAAAGCGAAACCGTTCAAAATCAAGGTAGAAGCACCGCTCGGATAAACAATAACACTCATGGTCGCCTCCTATTAGATGTTGAAGTTGATGATCACATCAACGTTGTGGATTGCCCCCTGGTTTTTTACCGCACATTGCAGGACAGGGGACTTTCTCGCCTGTCTGTCTGCCGTCGATTGGTCGGCCAGCGAACCGGCCTGCCAATAAAAACCGTACTCGCGGATGTTGGCCTTGAAAGTCTCGATGTCATCCCCGAAATAGTCCGGGCTTGACCATTCCCCCGGTCCAAACACCCCGGCCCGCACGAACTGCCTGGACGTTTTCTCGCCCTGGTCAATCAGCACCAAGACGCCCTTTTCGGTCTGCGGAATCTTGGTCCCGGTCGCCTTCAAAACGTTGAAAAGGTCGGTTTGGACGTGACTTATGAAGGCGATCAAATTATACACATTGTCCACAAAATCATTGGCCATCGAGCAAACGACGACGGGAACGTCCTTGATTGCGGTGTACACGTCAAGCCCCACAGCGGCGGCGGCCTCCATGACCATATCGCTGTACGGTTCGGCGGGGACGGCCAGAGTCTTGAGCTGCATTGTCATTGCTGAATTCGAGGCGGCAAAATTTACTGTGTGAGCTCTGGCCATGTACGACGCCGCAAGTTTTCGATTGTTGGCGGCGGAATACAGGCATCGGAAATTGGACAGACCGGCCATGGCGACATCCCAGACCGGGTTGCCGGGCATTTTGACCAAATAGGCCTGCCCGAAAGTTTCATACATCAAGCAACCGTTGGCCTTTGCCCAGGTTGCCAGACCCAGGACATCGGCATCATCAATCGGGTCGATAAAGGCCGCTCCCCGGAATTCGACGGCGGCCCGGACTTCTGCGACGCCCTCCAGCTTAGTTTCCGGCGGCAGAATCTCGGCATCAACACCATCGACAGGCACGGCCCCGGCGGTCAATCCCAGGATGGTCCCGATGAAAGTTCCGGTTCCCGGGTCAGTGGCAATCCCGACAGTGGAGGCTGCCCCGGTCGAAATGCTGGCCACAGTGAATGTCCCGGCGTCATATTCAACGGTTGCCCCGGCGATTGACAGCAGGGAAACGACATCGGCCATGGTCACGGCCCCGGTGAAGTCCAAGGCAGACAATGCGACGACTGCCCCATCAATGGCAATGTTCATTGTCCCGTCGCTGATTGACTGCAAGGCCAGAAGTGCGGCAGCTGGGTCAATGTCTTCCCCGGTGAGCTTGCCGCTGGTGGCAGGTGTGACTTCTTCTGCATCCCCTCGCCAATACCCGACAATCAGCGAGCCGCCGAATTGGGTGGCATTGGGGGACGTGGCAAATATGGTGTTGGCAAACTCTGTGACCTCGGACAATGCTCCGAAATCGGCCAAAACAGCCGACGCCGAACGGTAGGACCGATAACGTTCCGCCGTGGACAGAACGCCTTGCTCCTTGGTTAGGATTGACACGTCGTTCATGCTCGCGGGCTGGGCAGCTTTGCCCTCCGGAATCAAGGCGACGTTTACGATTTTGCTAATGTCGGCCATAGTCATTTACTCCATAGAAAATCAAGGGTTGTTGTGTCGATTCGCTTCACATCGTCGGTTTGGGCCGTTGTGTAAAGCGCCGTTAGTGTCGCCTGCACCTGCCCGGTCCGCTGTGTCCCTACAAGGCCGGATAGGTCATTCAGGGTGGCGACGTGGCCAAGGGTGATTTGATGCTCGGCTTGCAGTGCCTGGGCCTTTTCGGTCTGCATGGCGAGCCTGAACCGTGCAGCCCGCCCGAACGCATCCGGACCAAAAAAGTCAATCACCATCGGCACCCGGTAAGTTGCGACTTGCTGCAGTTGTTCAGCAGTGCCATCGTATCGTTGCCCCTGGAAAACCGCCGTGGCAGTTCCGAGGACATCAACTGCGATTATCTCGGTGTCGAACGTTTCCCGCTCCCAATCCAACCGACCAATCCGGATGGTGGATTCGTCCACACCGAGCAGGTCACGGACGACCAGGGCGGTTCTGACTGCCGGGCTTGGCATTATGGCCCTCCCGGCGGTGTGATTGTTTCTGCGACCAATGCGGCATTGGTGGCCTCACATATGGCCTCGATATATCCGTAGTCAAGCCAGTTGTTGACCTGCACGATCCTGTAGTCTGCCCCGGCGTATTCGACTAGTTCGCCGTTGTTTACAGGGTCCGGCGTGAATATCGTGATGTGCGCCTGCTGCCAGTTCAGAACTGCGGCATTTAACAGGGTCTTTTGCGTGGGTTGGACCATCGCCTGAATCGTACGGAAGGCGACGGTCTCGGTGATTACGAAATCCTGACTTGTGCGGGTGATTGCCTTGACTGTAACGGGTGAGGTCCACCC